TTGCCGGCTATCCCTGGTAGGGCTCTCAAACATGCTAAGGGACTCGGAGATCTCACGAAAGTGGGACCTGAAGAGTTCCTTAATATCGTTTTTGGGATTATGCCTACCGTTGGGGATATTCGCTCCGTTTACCTGGCTGTTAGGAATCAACATAAGATTCTTAAGCAGTTCCAGCGTGATTCTGACAAAATTGTCAGGAGGAGATATGGTTTTCCTTCGATGCGCGATTCACAGGAGTGGACAGCTGATATAGGTTATGGTGGCCTATACTTCTATCCTTCTTCTGCCAACTTTCCAGCGTCCCAAGCAGGGGCTTCTGGTATTGTTGGTTCGGGCAACGACTATACCACACATCGCATGCTCACTAAACAAGATACAATCTGGTTTAGTGGTGCTTTTCGTTATCATCTTGCTTCAGACACTAATGCCTGGGGCAGGATTGAGCGGACTGGCCAATTGGTCAATCAGCTCCTAGGCTCACGCCTAGACGCAAATGCACTTTGGCAAGCGATGCCATGGTCGTGGCTCGTCGATTGGTTCAGTGACGCTGGCGATATTATCGCCAACGCCACTTCTGCCGCTCTCGACGGGCAACTGTTGCAGTATGGGTATGTGATGAAGAAATCAACACACATCAATACCTTTACCGTCAAGCGTGTAACCTTTAATAACGGTTTGCGCATTGACGATCTGTCTTCGTCTTTCGTCACTCAGCGAAAGCAACGGAACAGAGCAACTCCTTACGGGTTTGGTCTCAATACTGACTCGTTTACTGATCAGCAATGGTCAGTTCTTGGAGCCCTTGGTTATACCAAGGCCTTCAATAAACTGTTCTAACACCTCGAGCAGTCCAATTAAATAATAATCGAATATTCGAAGAATAGAGTAATGCCATGGCTTTCAATGACCCTCAGACTATGGACGTCGCCGGTACTGCCGTTGCGCTTCCGCGCACCGGTTCTGGTATCAATTCTGGTACCTTTAGTACTAACGACGGCACGGCTAAGCTTTCTGTTTCGCATACTTATGCGAAGCGAACGCGCCGTGTGATCCGCGTCGACCTTAATAAGGTCGCCGCTGATCCCTTCGTGGCCGGTAACAGCAACAGTGTTTCGATGTCCACTTACGTGGTTATCGACGCCCCTAAGCAGGGGTTTACTGCTGCTGAGCAGGTCGCCGCAGTTGCTTCGCTTGCGAAGCTTCTTACGGCATCCACGAATGCTCAGCTTACTAAGCTTGTCGGTGGTGAGAACTAAGTTCTCCCTAAGACTTTCTCGGTAGCAGAGCAGTAATCTGATGAATGACTTTATGTATGTCATTCTAGGTGTATCAGTTGCCCTTTCGGGCATTTCGCTGATGGTGGTTAACGCTGCCATCAACGGGCGTTCCCCTCGCGGGGGTCGCCACTGATATAGTCACATATGGCTAAAGGAAGACCTACCCCCAATATGAATGGAGGGGCCTTGAAAAGCCTTATGTTACTCGTAGAGTCAGTCCTCAATGATATTGAGGGCTGGTGCGGCACTAGTACCCGACTTGATCTGAAAACAGTCAAGTCGCGTGTCGAAGATGAAGGTGTATCGTTTCTAACGATTACACTTGCAAACTTTGGTAAAGACCTCCAAAAAGGTCTCGACCAAGGTTTTGTAGATCACGACCTCTTTAAAGGATTTTCCTTTAAGGGCGGTCTCCCCCGATTTCTCGGGGGTTTCCTTGATCTTATCTTCGATAGGAATGGTGGACGTTTACTCATTAATCCGTCAGTGGTAGCTATCCGAGCCTTGCGTCAGTTTACACTGATGTGGGCAAAGATCTTGCTTGATTGCTCTGATGAGCGTATCAAGGCTGCCTTTGACGAATATATTGAGACTGAACAATCAGTTCGTGAAGCTGACGCTAGAAGAACCGATCAAATGATCGATTCATTCAAGCGTATTGCTTCTTTGGTATTTCGTGATGTTTTCTCTAAGATAGATCGAGAGATCTATCTTGGGAACATCATACCAAAACATGGTCCCGGAACGACTCAGGATGCTACGATTGGCAATCGTAAGTACCTTTGGAATACCTGGACCGACCGTATGGAATACTTATTCCCCGCGCGAGAATTTCTTGCAACGCGGTACGGTTTTGCTAATAGCAAATGTATAAACTGGTTGGAGCCTGGAACAGAACCACCCGTTAGGGTCATTACTGTTCCTAAAACGTTGAAAACACCTCGAATTATTGCAATTGAACCTGTGCACATGCAATATGTGCAGCAGGGTCTTCTCGAACAATTCGTTGAAAAGATTCACGAGGATGACATCTCGCGATCTTTTATCAGATTCGATGATCAAACGCCTAATCAGCGTTTGGCATTGAAGGGTTCCCGAGAGGGTGACCTAGCGACACTCGATTTGAGTGCTGCTTCTGACCGTGTTTCCAATCAGCTTGTGCGGGACATGTTTAGTCACTGGCCTCATCTTTTTGAGGCTGTTGACTCTACACGTTCGCGTAAGGCTGACGTTAATGGCAAGGTTATTAGGCTTGCCAAATTCGCGTCTATGGGTTCGGCTCTCTGCTTCCCTGTGGAGTCGCTAGTGTTTATAACAGTAGCGCTCTATGGGATTGAGCAGTCGCTTAAACGCCACCTTACCAGGAAGGACCTAAAGGCCCTTTCTGGTTCGGTACGCACTTTCGGGGACGATATTATTGTTCCCGTAAAGTATGTGCATGACGTCGTCAACGCACTTTCAGATTTTGGTCTGAAGGTCAATGTTGGCAAGTCTTACTGGACTGGAAAGTTCCGTGAGTCTTGCGGTAAGGACTACTACGATGGGTTTGACGTTTCTGTTGTCAAACTCAGACGTGATATCCCTACCCGTCGTCAGCATGCTGAGGAAATCGTTTCGCTTAGTTCTTTTAGAAATCAGTGTTTTAAGGCTGATCTCTATGAAACGGCGAACGTCTGCGATAGGATTTTGGAATCATTGATTCCTTATCCTTCCGTAGGCGAGAATTCCCCGGTGATCGGCAAACATGTTCATCCTACTCAGATTGATGTAGGACGAATGTGTATCAATC